TATAGAAGCTCTATCTACTGACAAAGGAAAAAATTATTTAAATAGATTATTAAATATTACAAATTCTCTTTGGACAATAGATGAAAGTAGTAATATTAAAAATAGAACTGCTAGAAGAACTAAATCTTGTTTAAAATTAAGTAAGCTTGCTAAGTATAAGAGAATATTAACAGGAACTCCTGTGACTCAAGGCCCATTAGACTTGTGGGCTCAAATGCATTTTTTAGACGAGTTTATACTTCAATCTAGTTTCTATGCTTATCGAAATACTTTTTGTGTAATGCGTAGAAGAAGAACATCTACTCATAGTTTTGATGAGATTGTCGAGTATCAAAGATTAGATGAACTACAAGAAATATTAGAAGAACATAGTTTTAGGGTAACTAAAGAAGAATGTTTAGATTTACCACCTAAAATAAGATTAAAAAGAGAAATAGAGCTTACTCGTGAGCAGAAGGTGATGTATCACACATTAAGAAAAAGAGCTATATTAGAACTAGAACAGTCTAAATTAGTGACTGCGCCTCTCGTAATCACACGAATATTAAGGTTACAGCAGATACTATGTGGATTTATTAAATATGACGATGGAACTGAAGAAATTATAAAAGGAACTAATTCTAGGCTTCAAGAACTATTAGATGTACTTGAAGAGACAACTGGCGGAGTAATTATATGGGCAACATATCGTAATTCAATTAAATTGATTCGTGATACTCTAGCTAAAAAATATGGAGCTAGTAAAGTTGCTACATTTTTTGGTGATACTCCAGCAGAAGAAAGACAAAATATAGTTGAAAAATTTCAAGCTGGAGAAATTAAATATTTTATTGGTCAACCTAGAACTGGTGGTTACGGTTTAACTTTAACTGCAGCTAAAACTGTAATCTATTTTAATAATACTTATGACATGGAAGTTAGACTACAGTCAGAAGATAGAGCACATAGAATAGGTCAAACTGATAGTGTAACTTATATTGACTTCGTATGTCCTAATACTATTGATGAAAAAATATTACAAGCTTTAAGTACTAAAAAGAAATTAGCAGATCAAATTACAGGTGATAATTGGAAAGAGTTATTTCTTTAATTTTTTCTTTTTCTTTTTAGGTGGAAAAAATATTCTATCCATCCACATAGTAAGATCATCTAGTTTTGCAAAAAAATTATATATAAATCTGTCAATCATTTTTAGGTTTTGGTGGAGGGATTATATAATCTTTTTTATCGATTTTCAACGATGAGTAAGAGGCTGGCCTTACAAATAGAGCCAATAAACATAACAATATTATTAATATTGCTGTAAATCTGTAATCCATAACAATACCTCATTCTTTTTTTTCCTCAATCTCATAAAAGAAATTGTCGGTGTCTTGAGTCTTCCACGCACCTGTATCTTCTACGTTCCATTCATTTGTTTGTACCTTCCAATCAGGAATATTGTCCTTAACGGTAAATGAAGGTAGGTCCCAAATGCATCTATTGTTTGGTTGAGCTGCAAAATTGCCATCATCTAAGGCAATTATGTGTGCACACTTATGTTCGTGTGGTATTTCTGAATGATCAGTGTCTAATATATTAGCATCTGGATGAGCCCAGTCAACTGTAAATAGATAACTCCCATGATGCCATTGTTTATCTTTACCAATATATTTTCCTGAAGCTGCGCTTAAAATAGCCCAATGAGTAACAGTAGGATAATAGCTAAAAGAATTCCAGAGCTCCAATTCATCAAGTCGTCTTGTGGGCACTCCGGATGGGTCAAATCCCTTTTGAATAAACGCGCTAATTGGTAGGCGATAAAATATTGCACCGTTTTCCATAAGAGCGTGCCATAGTATAGCCCTGCCTCCCATGCTTGTAAGGCCAAAGATGATACAGTCTTCAACTTCTCCTTTATGTTTTTTGAGATCATATAAATACTCCTTCCGTATTTGAGCATAAATTGGTGAAATGTTAGCATTAAGATAAGCCATTATTTTATTTCACCCCAATTTTTACCATGCTCATAATCTACTTTGTTTGGAACCTTTAGTTCCACAGCAGATTCCATTATCTCAATAATTTGTTCTGCTTTTTCATCAGATTCAACAGAGATATCTACCTCGTCATGAATTTGTATGTGAGGTATTATACCATTTTCATATAAAGCTACCATACTTTTTTTAGTCATGTCCGCAGCACTTCCTTGTATTAATTTATTTAATGCTTTGTATGTAAACGCACGTTTAAGTGGTTCATCATATTCTTTTCTTGCCATCTCTAATGGTAATGGTTTGAATACACCAAATTGTACAGGTTGCCAAAGATCAAAGTGACACGCACGACCTAACAAAGTTCTAATCTTACCTCTGTCTTCTGCTTTACGAGTAACATTGTCCATAAGTTTTTTAACAAAAGGAGCTTTAGCATGATATTGTCTAATTAATTTTTCTGCAGATTCTTTCATTAAACCTAATTCTGCCATTAATTTATTTTTACCCATACCATACATCAGACCTAAATTAATAGTCTTAGCTTGCTTCCGTTCTATGCCTGCCATGTCGGCCACGACCTGGTGGAAATCAGCGTCTCCGGCGTTGTATGCGCCAACAATTTCATCAACTCCCTCTAAATTTTGTAGTTTTGCGTAATGTACTAAAATTCTGGGCTCTTGTTGTGAATAGTCAAATGATCCCCATTTAGTATTATCTTCTGGAATAAATATAGATCTAATCATTGGTCCTAACTCTGGGTGTCTTGCTGGAATCTGTTGTAGATTAGGATTTGACATAGAGAATCTTCCTGTCACCGTTCCGCCTTGATCTGATCTAATTTGATTTATGTCTGCATGTATTCTTCCATTCACTGCATGTTTAGTTATAGAATCTATAAATGTACTATGTGCTTTATTTATTTCTCTAGCTTCAGCTATAGCTTGTGGTAATTCATGTGGGTGGTTTTGTAAAAAGTTTTTTGTAAAGCTAGGTTCATTTGCTTTTTCTGTCCTGTCGTAGGGTAAACCTAATTTGTCAAATGCTTTTGCAATAGAACGAGCCGCGCTTATCTCTACGTCAACACCTGTTAAGTTTTTTATTTTACTTACAATCTTAGCTTCTCTTTCCATAAGATTCTTTTTTAATTTGTCAGCGTGTTCAAGATCAACTCTTACACCTTTGAATCTCATGTCAACTAAACAAGGAAATAGTTTTGTCTCCAGGTTAAACACATCCATTAGTTCTTGATTGTGTAATTCTGTATTTAATCTTTGCCAAAGTTTTAATGTAGCTTCCGCATCACGTTCAGCATACTCACCTACATACATAGCAGGAAGTTTATATAGTTCTGCTTTAGGATCTACACCATAATCTTTTGCAGCTTCCTCTAAAATTTTTTCGTTCTTACCTATACCTACATAAAATTTAGCCAACGTATTTAATGCATAAGATAATCTATTCTCATCTATTAAAGACGCTGCGATCATAGTATCTACAATCTTACCTCTAATTTTTATACCAGCTTGTCTAAGCCAACAAACGTCATACATTGCATTGTGAAATATAAAGGTAGTTTTCTCTTGATTAACTAATTCCTGGACCCACTCTAAAACAAGCTTTTTGTCCATATTTCCACCACCCTCGTGTCCTATAGGATAATACCCTGACCAGCCCTCTACGGCCACCGCAACGCCTGCAATGTGCCCATTTCCACTCACATTACCCGATCCTAGTGATTTTAAGTGTGGATCACAGGTTTCTAAGTCAATCGCTATTTCTTTAGCGCCTGATAAATCTTTTAGTTCGTGTGGTGCTACCCATTCTGTTTCGGGTGCAAATAGCGGGATCTGTGTTCTTCTCATTCGTAGTCTCTCTCCTTCACCATCTCAAGATAGTGTATTGCTTTATCTATATCTTGTATACCACCCTTTAGAGAGTGCCTACAGATATACTTTATAGCGTTGCCCTCCGCAAAAAGCAACTTGTTTTCGTTGATAAATTCGGCAGGTTGAATCTTCATATTTTTGTAGTGTTTCCCACCTACCTGCTCTTCTAAAGAATCATAAGTTGTTCTTTTAAACATTTCTTTATTTGTCATATTATATAAGCTCGATCAAAATTTTTAGGATCTAACACATGCAATTCACGTTTCGCTCTCGTCGCGCCAGTGTAAAATAATCTGTGTAATTCATCTGGATCATGACTCATAGTTTCTAGTGCTGCACCTGTAAGATCTTGTAACAATAAAACATTGTCGGCTTCTCCTCCTTTTGCTGCGTGTATGGTTGACATTTTTATACGAGGATTTTTATTTATCTGCTCACCATTCGCCCTCATATTACGAATGTAAGTTTCAGTGATGGGATCTAATCCATCAAATGATTCATACCAAACTTTAGAAGTTATTAATCCATGTTGTTCTTGACATTCTTTTAATGTATACTTCGCATCCGAATGCAAAGTTTTACCCTTTTGAAACCCAGGTAAAACATTACTTCCTAAATACTGATAAATATTTTTAATTTCTAAATGATTTAATTGATCACCTTTACGCCAATGTTCCCAATTATTTAATGCCAATAATAATTTTAATGATACAGAATTTATACCTTTGTATTGAAAGTACCATCCTTGAATCTCACACAAATCTTTTGCGTCTTCTAAAAAATAGTTTGCTGAAGATAAAACTAACCATTCACCTTTACTCATATCTACCTGTGTTATGTCAGAATATCTTTTTAATAATCCTTGTTCTGCTCTAGGTTTATATTCTTTGTCAAATCTGTTTTGTACTTTACCTATTATCTTTTGTGATAGTTCATGTATAGGTCCTCCAGGAATCCTATAAGATTGATCTAATACTTTTATATCATTTACTTCTTCTTTAAGTGCAATGAAGTGATCTACATCTGCACCAGCCCATTTAAATATAGCCTGGTCATCATCCCCTGCTATGTATGTTTTGTTTGCTTTAGACCAAATCTTTCTTACCATTTCCCATTGTAGCAATGATAAGTCCTGTGCTTCATCTATAAACAAAGCTTCAAATTTATTTAATGTTTCTTTTAATAAAAAGTCTTCTATCAAATCATTAAAGTCTTTTAGATTTTTTTCTTTCTTAAATCTTTTTAATTCTTCTGCTAATAAGAATAATGTGTTTCGTTCTATATCTATTATGTTTTTTCTAGAGTCATAGTATTCCAATAAGTCCATACGTTTAACTGCAGCTGTATTTATAATTGTTAGGTATTCATTATCAGAATTAAATGTACCATCTTCTGTAGAATACTTTGCAGTCTTAATAGGTATGCCACATTTTTGTCCAAATTCTTTATAGTCTTCTGTCTTCATCATTTTTTCTTTAGTCATTCCTAATTGATTGAATGCATAAGAATGTAAAGTTCTAAAAAATGGTAAATCATTTTCTATATCTAAACCAAATTTATCTGCAGCTCTGTTTGCTGCTTCTGTTGCTGCTTTTTTTGTAAAAGAAAAGTAACCTATCTGTCTAGGCCTTATCCCATCTTTTAAAAATTCGTCCACTAAGTTTAACAACGTTGTTGTCTTTCCTGTTCCTGGTGGACCTAGTATTATTGTCTTCATACTTCTTTAGTTTCCTTTCTGCTATTTGTAGCTGTATTTGTGTTAGTTCTAGTTCTTCTGTTAGTTCTTGTATTATTAATCTAAATCTTAAATGCCAATTTTTACCTACGTCTCTGTCATAAGTAGGAGGTTTGGACATTAGAAATCCTCCTGTTGATATGGTACTTTAGAAACAGCAGCTTCTAATTTTTTCATTGTTTTAATTTTAATTACTCTAGGTTGTTGTGATTTAACTCTGAGTCTTGTTTCTTCTACAAAGATACCTTCTAATCTTTTTATTAAGTTACCTGTTTTAATTTTATCCATATCCCAGTTATTCTTTTTTAAGAATGCATAGAAGTCTTCCATTCTAAAATATGTAAAGCCGTCTTCTGTGTATGGTAGTTTATTAAATATATCATCTATAGTTCTTGCTGATTGTCTATTAGTTGTCCAATCTTGTAAGAGTCCTGTAATTTCATTGGTAGGATTTAAAGACTCTAATGGTTCTACCTCTTGTAGATTCTGCATCAAAGGTTTTAAAAAATGTTGTTTCCAATCTTTTGGTTTTGGTACAGGCACAACTAAGTTTGCTTGATCTAAACATGCAAGTGCAAACAAAGGTGAGCTGTATAATTGTTCAGTCTTTAATTCTATTCTAGTTTTATCTACATTTAAAAACCATTGTGGTGGTGTGGATGTATACTTAGTTAAACTTCCCAACACTGGCATTTCTTCTTCACCAAATCCTACACCAAATCTTTTTGTTCTACATAAACCAGACTGACATACTGCATTGATAGGTGCATCTTTGCATCTATACTTGTCATAACCTTTTCTATTTACTGATTTAATTAATTGTTGAACCTCATTATTACTTAATGCTGGGTCCATATATTTTGAATTAGCTTTTACAATTTCATCTTCCCATGTATCTGGATGTGATTGTTTATAATAAACTGCTATATTAAATAATGCATTGTTTCTGGAACCCTCACCAAAACCTATTGATGCCAACTTGTTTAAGCAAGGGGGTCCTCCAGTAAATGCTTCTTCTATTTTTTTCTCTTCGACTTTGATTTTTTCGACTTCTTCTTTGCTGCAACTGTAAACATCATAGAGCTGATAAAATTCCTCAAGTGTACAACTGGAGCCAATATCGTTGATAGCATAACGTAGTCCTTTCATTTGATTGTGGTAAGGTAAGTTTAAGAAGTTACCAGTGTCACCACGTTCCACTAGTATTTCTGTTTGTTTTGGAAATATTTCAGAGCCTTCATAACCAAGTATGACAGACATTTGTTTTAATTTTGATTGCATCAAAGATGCAGGAATGTTTTCTTTTGTAAATAAAAATACGTGAGCTCCGCCTGATTTACTACGGCAGACTATGAGGGGTAGTTTATGAAGCCTAATAGTTTTAACGAGGCTAGCGTGATCAAAGTTATATTCGTCAATATCAATGCACCCCCACCTACAATCATTATTTTCTGTGATAGGGATAATCCCAAGGGCTGGTCCTTTTCCTTCAAGATGATTGGTCCAAAGTTCGTCGGTGACGTCTTTACGAACAATAAAGGCTTTGCCTTGTTGCTTACCATTCTCTCCTCTGTCACCGGGTTGGTATTGTCCATATGCTATTGTTAATCCACTAAAAATTTGTTTGAATTTATCCATATATTACATTCTAATTTCTTTGTAAAGGGGATCTTGCGATCCCCTTCAACTAAATTTAGTACGGAGTACTATCTTTAGCTTTCTCTTCTACATCAGCTTTTGTTTGCACGTTTCCTTTAGAGGCAGTACCACTAAAATCTTTAGCCGTAAGGTATAAAGATTTATCATCCTGTCCCATAATCCTGTCTTGTGTAACAGACCAACCATACCAAGAACCTTTGTCGTTCTTTTGTAGTACAGATTGTAAGTTATACACAACCCCATGCATTGGAGGGATAGCCATTCCACCTTTACCATCAGGTATTTGTATGGTCTTCATCATAGAATTCCATTTTTTACTGACGTTAAGCTGTGTTGATTTCATAGTAATCAACGCTGGTGTCATCCCACCTGCTTTTGTTTCAACCAAAACATAGTAAGAAGCTGTCTCCTCTAAATAGTTACCATTAGGTAATCTAATTTTAGATCCATCTCTCTTACCAGTTTGAATTACCGGACTGTTCGGTAGGTGAACTGCGACTGGAGCACCTGGTCCGTCCCCTCTATCCGACCACTCTGGATAATCCTTTTTGTAATAACAAGGAATAACCTTGATACCTTTCTTACCATCGAAACATTCGCTGGTAACAGTATTATAGATCATGCCTGGTTTAGCACCTTCTATATACTTTGCATCACCATCAGTTACCTGCGGTGATAGTTGTCCTAAGATTCTGACAAACGGTAACGCCATATCTTCTTGCGTCATGTTTTCAAAACCTTTTTGTAGGTCATCACCAAATAAGGCTACTGACCCTGAGCTTTTGTTCATTACTTCATTACTCATTACACATTCTCCATTAGTTATTTCCGGCTTATTTTAGTTTTATCTTTAATCCAAAGACTAAAGCTATCAGAAGGCATGTCCAGGCCGGCCTGTACACGCTCCTGATATAGAGCTGTCAATGTATTCCAAGCCACATCAGATTTCTGCTGTGGTTCAAAACCATGTTCAGCTGCAAGGTTAAGCAATTGCTCCGCCTTGTCATCTTCTCCTTTACCAAAAGATACAGTGACATTGTTTTTAATAATATCACCTAACCCCTGGTCACGAAGCCATTGTAGAGCTTGTTCTCTTCTCAATTCATCTTTAGGAATTGTAGCTCTGAATTCTTTCTTCACAGATACTTTAGATCCATCAGCTAATTTTATTTCTGATAAACCTTGTTCAGCTAATAGTTCTGGTATTACTCTAGAACCTATATCATCTGCTTCTTCTTTTTTCTTTTTTAGCTGTTCTTCTAATGCTGCAATCTCATCTTCTTTTTGTTTAAGCTTAACACATTCTGCAGCTATAGTGTTAACCTCTACATTATCTAAAAGATCTTTAGAATCTTCTAGCATCATATTAGTTACTTCATTACTCATATTTCTACCTTCTAGTTATAAAAGTCTACTTCTAATGGGAAATATCTACTTTCTCTTTTTTCCCATTTAAGAACATTAAACTTTCCATTTGTTACATCACTTATAACAATATTGCAAATCCCAATTATAATAGGATCCCCTATTGCTAATAAATAATCTTGTTTTCTAAATTCTTTTAAATTTTTTTTCATCTTTCTTACGAAAGGTTGTGTTGAATATATTGCTTGTGATTCTGGTCCAGTGTTAGGTAAACAAAAAACTAAATAACCAAAGTCAGACGCACTTAATATATTAATGTGTCTTGGTGGTTGTTGTGCAACATAAACAAATTTTTCTTCAGGATTGTTTTTATAAAATTCTAAAAACTCTGCTAAAGAGTTAGGTTTATACAATTCAAATATTTTATTTTTCATTCTAATTTCTCTTGACAAACTTTTACACTGGGATTATATACTTGTCAACTAGAAAGTAGAAATAAATTATGAATTATAAATTTAAGACTAAGCCTTATGCGCATCAGTTAACTGCGTTAGAAAAATCGTGGGATAAAACTGAGTATGGTTATTTTATGGAAATGGGTACAGGTAAATCTAAAGTATTAGTTGATAATATGGCTATGCTGTATGATAAAGGTAAAATAAATGGGGCCATTATTGTAGCACCAAAAGGTGTTTATAGAAACTGGTATTCTCAAGAAATTCCAAATCATTTACCTAGTCACATACAACCTAAAATGGTATTATGGACTGCTTTAACATCAAAGAAAAAGGATAAAGAGTATCAAACATTATTTGAAACAGGACATGACCTTCACATCCTAATTATAAATGTTGAAGCGTTAAGTACTAAAAAAGGATTAGACTTTGCAGCTAAGTTTATGCGTTGTCATAAAACAATGCTTGCAATTGATGAGTCTACTACAATCAAAAATCCAAATGCTAAACGAACTAAATCTATTTTAACTTTAGGTAAAGAAGCTACATACAGAAGAATTCTTACAGGATCTCCTGTAACTAAATCACCATTAGATTTATATACACAATGTGGTTTTTTAAATTCTTATCTTTTAGGTTATGATTCTTTTTATGCATTCAGAAATAGATATGCCAATATGATTGACAGAAACTTTGGTGGTCGAAGAGTACAATTAATAGGTAGTTATAAAAGACTCGATGAACTAGCTGACAAATTAAAAGCTTTTTCTTATCGTGTGCTTAAAGACGATTGTCTTGATTTACCTGATAAAGTCTATGTTAGAAGAGAAGTAGATCTTACAGATGAACAAACTAAAGCTTATTCTACTATGAAATCCGCGGCCCTCGCCTCTCTAAAAGGTAAAATGGCTACAGCTCCTCACGTTTTAACTCAAATGATGCGATTACATCAGATAACTTGTGGTCATTTACGAAATGATGATGGCACTATTACAGAAATAAAAAATAATAGACTCAAAGAATTAGTTGAATTACTAGATGAAGTAGAAGGTAAGGTAATTATTTGGGCTAACTATGTATATGATATAGAGAATATAGTTAAAGTTATTACCGATGAATTTGGTGCAGACTCTATAGTACAATATTATGGCGCAATTTCGTCAGAACAACGTCAAGAAAATATAGAAAAATTTCAAGATCCTAATTCTAAAGCTAGATTTTTTATAGGTAATCCACAAACTGGTGGGTATGGTATTACACTTACTTGTGCTAATACTGTTGTTTATTATTCTAATGGGTATGACTTAGAAAAAAGATTACAATCAGAAGATAGAGCACATAGAATAGGTCAGAATAAATCAGTAACATACGTAGATTTTATAGCACCAAAAACTATAGATGAAAAGATAGTAAAAGCGTTGCGATCTAAAATGAACATAGCTAATACAATAATGGATGAGGATTGGAGAGAATGGATTTAATTATTTTAAATGATGGTTTGTATCAACTAATACCTGTAACTAAACAAATTATGGAAGGTATTGTTATAACTGCAGAAACAGATTGTTTTGCTTTGTGTGATATTTTAAGAATTAAATTGTCGGGTTATGTTGATAGTTTAAACTTACATATTATGAATGATGGGTCTGGTAGCTTTATGGGTTGTATGTGTAGATAGGATTTTCTAAGACAAAAGTATTTTTGTTGAAAATTACAAATCCACAAGCCCAGTTTCTCTATTTAAAAATTTGTATTCTATTTTTGTAGTAGCAAAGTCTTCTTTTATTTTGTTACAGATTTTTTCTACATTAAATTCACCACAACTATAAACATCAAACTGCATGAGTGCAGGATTAGGTTCATCCCAAATATGCATAGTAATATGTGAAGTCTCAATGATTGCAACACCTGTGATACCTCTGTTGCCAGGCATTCTACAATACTTAACGTAAGGACCCATAAATATTTTCATATCTATAGAATCTACAAAGTCTTTCATCCATTCAGTAAGTTGCTCTTCATCCATTGGTGGACGTGCAGCTTCTGCTCTAACAATTAAATGTTTGTGTACTAATAAACTATTCTCCATTGGAGCTGTTTATACTAAATCTTTTGCTTTGCCAAGAATAGGCTTGTATTTAGTTTTACCTTCGGATCTATAAGCCCATAAAAAACTAGCTCTAGGTTGTTCTGCGATCCAGCTGCAATGTATCCATCCGCTGTTGGGTTCTCCAGGCGTATAGTACTCGACGATCAGCTGATCATAGGAAAGCTCTCTATTAATCCAATCAGCAAGTTCTGCATTGTCAACTCCTACACATTCGAAGTCGGCGGCTTCTGCTTTCGCATGCTGTGAATTAGCCGAACTACCAATAGCCATACATAAATCCACGCTTCGAAATCCGCTGGTGATTTTAACTCTACCGAAATGGTCTCGAACAGGTTGTAATATATTTTCACATAATGCTTTTAACTTTTCAATCTGATCTGAATTAGGATTGTTATCTATACCCTTACGTATAGCTGTGTCTGACTTAATTAATTCTTGCAAACTAAAATTACGGCTCAACTGCATATTTTCTCCTAGTTAATAAGTTTTTCCAAAGCAAAGAGTACTGCTGTTCCCGCAACAGTTAAAAGAACCCAATAGATCTTATCTATCTTACCGCCCAATTTTTCTACATCTTCGTGGATATGTTTCAAGTGATTATTCTTAATCTGTGAAATATCTTTTTTTAATCCGGTCACGTGTCCGTAAAGTGATATGATATGTTCTCTTGTATTTTTGGGTTCTATTGCCATTGATTATCCGTTCGGAAATACTTTGTTAAATTCTTCTGGGTCTGTCTGACCTGCAATTGTAGGTATACTTACATTTTGTCCACCAACAATATTTGGTGTTGGTGTTGCTCCTGATACTAACGGAGGAAGTTGTCCTACAGGGGTGCTTCCTAAATTAATTTCTGGTAAAAGTGATTTATTAAAAGGATTTTCTATATCAGGAAAACTACTAGAAGTTATACTTGTTGATTCTAAAACTTCTTGAATTCTGTCAATTACATCTTCAGCTTGTTGCATTGGATCTGGGGCATTTATTTGAGCTGCATTAATTTCAAATAATTCTTTTACAGCATTAGAAACATTGTATGGTCTAAACTCTCCGTTTTCAAAAGCTTCGTAAGTTTTACCTACTCCTCTTTCATCCATAATTGCTTCAATAGAATCACCAGATAAACCTAAAACTTTAGCTGCTTCAACATCCTTATATAAACTTCTATTAGTTTCATATAAAGCTCTATTAGCATTTATATATGCATCTACAAGTTCTTCTGCAGATACAGGTCCACCTTTTAATAATTTTCCTGTAAATAAAGATCTAGAATTTCTAACATCTTTTTGAAATTGATTTATTTTATATTTAATTCCACTTTCTGGTTTAACATCAACAGCTCTTAATCCTACCATACCAGCTAATTCTTTTCCTAAATCAAATCTTCTTCCGTATTTATCTAGACTTAACATACTGTCTTCTGGTAAAGCAGATTTAAATAATCTATTTAATTGATTAGCATTAAGAGGAGCTAACGCTTCTACTAAATTTCCAAGTATTGCATAAATTTTATTTCCTGGGGCATCGTTAGGATTCCAAATTCTTCTACCTTCTGCATCTAATCCACCTCGTCCTAATATTTGTGTGGGTAAAACATCTTGTAATGCTGATACCCATAAAGAACTTTCAATAAAAGGAGATGCAAGTTCTTTTGTAGCTTCTGACATTCCAGCTATAAAATCTTTCATTATTCCTTTTCTATCTGTATTACCTGATTCAACAGAATTTATCACTGATTGAATAGGTCTTAATAATAAATCATAAGCGTTCATTCTTGAAAAATCTACATAAGATAATTTACCATCTTCATTTCTAATTGGAACTAAAGTAGAATTTTTAGACCAACTTGGAACATATCTTCTTAAAGCTTCTATTTCATCTTTACTTACATCGTAAAGCATTTCAGCAGCTGTTGCAATTCCTGTTGGAACAATTGCAGTAGTTAATGCCATTCCTCTTAATCTTTGTAATCCAATACTTCTTAATGGTTTAATTTTTATAAATTGACCATCAGCTCCTCTTTTAGGTAATTGAATTGTAAAATTAATTTCTTCTAAAGCTGTATCTATTATGTTTGTAGAAGTTCTCATAATTTCTGCAGGGAAAGATACAAAGTTTCCAACTGGATATTGTCTTAAACCTTTTACAAAATCAGATACGTAAGCATAGTTTGGTACATTATTTTTAACTAAATCAGCAGCTCTATTTTCTATCCACTCATCATTAAGTTTACCTAAATTTTTTAAAGTTCCATCATCCATTACTTGAATAATATCTTCACCTTTAGCTAATTGATTGTTATCAGCCATATCTCTAAACGCTTTGTCTATTCTTGTTTTTTCACCTAACCAAGTAAATATTTTCCAAAAGTCATCTTCAGCTGTATATGCATCTTGTGCAAATTTTTTACCTCTAGCCATTAGACTCATTATATTGTTTAATGTTTTACCTTGAAAATCAAATTCTCCAAATCTTACATCTTTCATAAGTCGAGTAACATCTCCTAATGTTACGTTAGTATTTACAACTCCTAAATTTAATAATTTATTATAGAAAGCTTTTGCTTCTGGTGTTGCTTCTTTTCCTAATTTTATTGGAGCTAATGCCGGGCCCATAGAACTATTCCAAGCTTTTTTTAATGCTCCTAGTTCATTGTTTAATAATACACCATTTGCTCCAGCAAAAGCTGCAGCACTTAAAAAGTTACGCATATGGGTAACAGGACCTAACACTGTTTTAGCTAGTTGAGCTCCTGCTTTTGGATAAAGAATAAGATTTCTATAAATACTATACCCAAGAAATTTACTATCTTTTGTAATGTCACCTCTAACTAATGCATCTGCATTTCCTGTTAAAGCAAACTTACCATCTAAATTATTTGTTAATCTTGATGATTCGTTAGCAACTTCAATAGTTTCATCACCAATAGATTTAAGACCTTTGATTGGAGCAAGGTCACTATCAAAGTTCATTTGTACAAAATCTCCAGTTGATCTTTCTCCACCTGTTCCCATTATTCCTTTAGTACCACCAAAATATTTTTCAGCTTCATAGGAATTATCTACAACCGTAGGTGCTGTTGGTCTAGGACCAGCTTCTGCAATAGCTTCTGCTTCTGATTTACCACCTTTTATTAAATCATCTACTTTAGTTAAATAATCATCAACTAGTTGTTTTTGTTTTAAAGAATTTCTAACAATTTCATTATTAACTTCATTTCTAACAACTAAATTAGCTATTCTTTCTGTTCCCGTTATTATAGTATTTAAACCATCTTTAGATTTACCAATTAAATTTTCTAATAATTTTCTTCTTTCAAATATACTGCCGTCGGGTAATTTAACATCTTTTATACTTGATAGGTTTGCACCTAATGTTCTACCTGTTGCTGTTTTTTGATATGTTGTTAGTTTAGATGCATCATCAATTGCTCCTGCTAATGAATCTGTAAATAGTCTAGGAATGTCTCTAAAAAATATTCCAGAGTTTTGTTTTAAATTAAATCCTTTTTCTAATGTTGCATTATTATATATTCTTTCAACAATTCTTAATGCATTATCATCTGTTAATGGAGCACCTAAAGCTCTCGATGCTTTAACAATTTGATCTACTGATTCTTGAATAATTGGTCTACTAGGTGGATATTTTTTTAAAGTTCCTATTGTTCTATCATTAAAAACTTTAGCACCTGAATCCATAAATTCATTTATTTTACTCTTAAATGCTGTTTTAAATTGTGTTAATTCTTCGGGACGAAGTAATCTTCCATATGAACTAAATAAATCTCCCCATTTATTTCTAACAAGATCCATTTCAAATCTAATATTATCTTTTACTTCTTTAATAGGTTTTCCTTTACCAAATTGTTTGCTATTTTCTAAAGCATCTTCAAATGGTTTAAATCCTTTATCTGTTATGTTATTAAATTTTAATGTAAAACCATCTTCAACAAACCTTGCTTTTTCAGCTGCTGTAACTAATTCACCTGATTTTTCATATTTTAAAGGTTCACCACTTAATATTTCTTCTAAAGTAAAACCAGAATCTTTACCCGTTTTAGTTAATTGTTTATTAAAATATTGAGGAGTTTCTAAATCGCTTAATATAGTTTTATTTAATGCTTCTTTCTTTTTAGCCATTTCTTTTAAACCATCTTCACTAGACCAATACTTTTCCATCTTTGGTCCTAGGTTTTCTAAATTTCTATTTATAGTTTCTGCTGCATCAATACCTAATCTTTGATTAGCAGCTAATCCACTTCGTATTGCTTCTGTTGCTTCAAAAGTTGTTTTTCCTTTTTGTCCTCTTTTACTTAAATTACTAAATAAATTATTCCAATACTTTTCCATTGGATCTGTTATGACTCTTCCTGTGTCTGTTGGTCCTTGTCTTAATCTTCTAAAACCAACTCCGGCTACACCTAAAGCTCCAGTAAAAGCTCCGCCTTCTATTCCAAATTTTAATCTATTAGCTAGTTCTCTAGCTGCCTTATCTCTATTAGTTCCACCAGTTTCTCTATCTAATTTAGTGGGACCTCCTAATAAATCTCCTAAAGTACCTGCTTTATCAACATCTCCTACAAAAATACCTTCAGCTACACCACCTAATCCTGCTCCACCTGCATACTCTAATACCTTACCTTTTTTATTAAGAGCTAAATCTTCTACTGCTTTACTAATTGGAGCTATATTAAATTTTGTTGCTTTAGGAACACCTTGTGAAATTACATCATCAGCTAAACCTTTGCCTGTAAGAGTAAAATAGTTACCACTTTGTTTTGCAGCAAGTGCTGCTTTGCTTAAATTTTTACCAGCTTTAAAAGCAATACCACCTGGTACACCAATGTTAACAATTAATTCAGCAATTCTACCTGCTGTTGTTGCTTCTGCTGCTTCATCGAATGGATTAATTGTTTCAAAGAATTTTTCTACACTAGCCGCAGTGTTAGTACCTAAACCAAAATCTAATAAATTTGCGCCTAATGAAAATGCACCTTCTGGTATTTTAAATACACCTGATGCTATACCTGATAATGTTGATCGAATTACTCCAATATCATCATCATCATCTTTTTTTAATTGTGCATCTAAAGATGGGTCTTTAAAATTTAATTCTCCAAGTTTAGGCATAGTCTATACTCCTTAACTTACTGGTAAATCGGTTCTAGGTTGAACACTCCCGTCACTTAATTTTTCTATAATAATTTTTCCACCTTTGTATGATATAATATTAAATCCAACTTTTAAATCTTCTGATTCAATTTCTTCATAAGGTTTAGTTTCATAACCACTTATAACATAAGCTGGTTTTTCAAATTTTTGAAATAGAGTACTTTTAATTACTTCATTTTTACCTTCGCTGCTTTTTAAATCTTCAGCTCTTGAACCCAAAGCTTTAACCCAACTTTTTCTAGTTAAATCTTTGGCTGCTGCTTGTGCACCGATACTATAGTCCACACCAAATTTAGTTTTAGCAAGTATTGTTTCTAAATCTCTTTTAGATTTTCTACCTGCAATGTAATCATTAATAGCTAGACCTGCTGCTGTTTGATTAAGTTTTTCTGTTCTACTTGGTCCTGATCTAGCTTGGTTTGCCATAAACTCCGCAAATCCTTCTTTAACTTGACCTGTTCCCAAGAAAGATGCAGATGCACTAGCTAACATATCTCCAATGTCTCTACCTCTAGCTTTATCAGCTCCCAATAATTCTTTAAATAATTCTTTATCTTTTTCTAATTGAGATTTAACATCTTCTATTGTTGGTTCAGGAGGATTTTCTATTGCATCTCTTGTTCTTGCTTTTTCTTCACCCTCTCTAAATACAGCTTCTACTGCTGTTTCTCCTGGTCTAACATTTGCTGTTAAATCTCCTTTAGTTTGTTCTTCAAATTCAGCCATATCTCTATCTTCTATATCTTCTGCAATTTCTTTTTGATTAGAAAATAAACCCACTTCAGATTCTTTTAATGGAGTGTATTTTGTTACATCATTTAATTCATCAAACACTTCCGAGTATTGTTGAAATCCATCTGGATCTGTTTCATCAAACACACCAGTTTCATTCATTTGTTTCATATACTGTAAAGCTTCTACAGTTTTAGGTCTGTTCATATAAGCTAAACCACCAACAGCTGCAACAGGTGCAGCGGCCGCTAAATAAGGAACAGATGCAGTTCCTGCTGCTGCCATAGTTGAATATTTTGGAAGTAATCTTCCTACGTAAGGAATACCTTTAAGTTTATTTACTGCTCTTTTTAAAAAACTTGCGCCTGTTCTTTGGCCTCCAGTATTAATATTAGCCATTTCAGAAGCCATATCAGGACTAACTAAACCAGCTACATTGTAACCAACTCTGCCACCTTTTTTATATCCTAATCCTGAAGCGATCCCCGTGCCGTAACTGGATACAGGCCCACCTCTAAACATAGGTCTTCTTAAAATTCTACTCATTATCCAAATAATCCTAATTTAGAACCAATACTAGCAACCCCTGTACCTACACCGAGAGCCGTTGCTAATGGACTGGCTGGAGCTGCCGGTGGTGCATACCCGACTGTTTGAGTAGGAAATGCGCCTGGTTGAATTTGTGCTAGTTGCTGACCAATCAATCCTAGTTGTGTGAATGGTTGGAACTGTTGTTCTCTTTCAGCTGCTGCCGCTGCATCCAATATAGCTTGTTGTTGCGCTTGACCTGCTTGACCAAGTGACTGTTGGTATTGTCCAAGTCCTTGTCTAGCTGCCAAGTCTTGTGCTGCTGCCGCTTGTGCTTGTTGAAATCCTTGTGCTAATAATTGTGCTTGTAAGTTTGCTCTATTTGTTGCTGAACCCCTTGCAGACTCTGCTGCCATTACACCTTCTCTACCACCACCATAAGCTCCAGCTTGAATAGCTCTGTCTCTCATAGCTGTATCTGCAATAGATTGTTGTCTGTCAAATTCTGATAAAGTGGTATCAATCACCTCTTGTTGGTAAGGTGACATAAATTGTTGATAAGCTTGTGGTCCTGTAAGTGAACCTAATCCACTGGCCGCGGTTCTCGCATCTTGTTGTAGCTGTGATTCAGCAGCGATCTTCGGAGCGTATTTTGATGGATCAATACCAGCAAAACCTGCAGGTACTGCACCTGCTCCTAATTTGTCAATTGATTTTAAAAAGGCGGTAAGTGAACCTTCTATAATCGGCGCCGGTCTTGTTATCGTAGTTGTTTCAGCCATTATACTCTTGCCTCTAGGTTATTCATTAAGTCGTACATTCGTTTTGCTCCTTTATTAACGCTTCCACCACCCGCTGCTCTTACAGCATCTGCAGTCATTACAAATTCGTTTTTAGAAAGTCTAGCAGGAACGTCGTCTGCTCTTTCTTTTTTACCAATAGGTATAAACCCACCAGTTCTCATATCCATTTCTTTACCACCTAAATTCATTAGTCCGCCGTCTTTAAAATTTAAAAAATTAGCTTCACCATATTCTTTATTAAAATCTATTTCTCTTTGAATAGCTTTTTTCTGATCTTTAATATATTCATCACCTAATTTATTATACATATCACTAGACAATGTTGGATTTTTTTGACCACCAAATGCTACATCTTCCAGTAATTTGTTTGCTTTTTGAACTCCTATTCTAGCATCACCTTCTTTATCAAAAAATACTTTTTCCATAGTTTTATCAGGAGTAATT